GAGCTCCTCTACCCATTGGATCTCCTGGCCACCGTCGCCACCGTACGCAAAACACGCCGCCTGGGCGCCGCAGAACGCAGCCCGACGCACCGTGGGCTTATCCACCCCGGCATTGGTGATGCCGGTAGTCACCCGCTTGTCCATATGCAAAATGCACGAGTTGTACTCGCCCAGCGCGCCGGTGTAGATCGGGTTTTTGCTCTCGTTACCGCCCATCAGAGCTGCTTTTTGAATGTCGAGCCACTGGCCGACATTGGTATTGGTACGCAGGTCGTAGACTTGATAGGGGTGTAAGAAACAGACCCATTTTTTCTCGCCACCGATCATCAACGGCCGGATCGTCGGGTTCAGAGTCGACGCCCGCTCGACCGCGACGTCGATCAGCTTCAGGGTGAAGATATCGCCTACCGCGAGCGTAGTGTCGTCAGTGATCGAAGTGCCGGCCCAGATGCGCCGACTGACATCGGGCGCGATCGCCGGCTGCAGACCGGTGAAGCGCACGTCGGTCTGCAGTGTGTAACCGCACACTTGGTTAAAAAATGCAGTGTCGATGCGGTCGCTCCACCAGTCCTGGAGGCCCATCTTGTTTTCGTTGCGGATGCTGAAGGTGACCCTCTGCTCAGACATCTTCCCTGCCGACCGAGTCGCGTGCCGCAATTGGTCGATCAGTATCGCGTCGCTGTACGTCGTGAGCGCCTCCTCGTTGCCCTCGAGCGTCCCATCACCGAGCGTGCCCGGCATGGTCAGCTGCATGCGCAGCCCGAGCGTGATGCGATCGCCGGCGCCCTTGGACAGCTCGTCGCGGATCTGGATCAGGCTCGAGCTCGTAGTGCCCATGAATTTATCCGCTTTCGTCTCTTTCAACGCGTCCACGAATAACTTCTTGGCCCAGGCCTTTACGGTCAACGGATCGTTGACCAGATAGCTGGTATCTGCCATTTCATTTGCTCCAAAGTGGTTGAGAAAAAGTTCCCATCACTCGCGCTGGATGGAAGCGATCTCTCACCTTTTCGTCGGTGAGCAAACGATCGGGGCTTGCGGCGCCCCAGGCCGATCTTCCTACTTATGCGGCACTGACGTATTTAATGCGTCAATTGCCGTATTTAATGCGTCATCCGCCCATCGCGGCCTTGAAGTCCTCGTCGCTTATGCGCGCCAGCTGCATGGGCGTCATGTTGGCGATCTGGCGCACGGTCAGTTTACCGCGCGCCGAGCCGCCCCCGCTCGGCTTCGAGGCCTTGTAGCCCTGCTCGTGCATCGCTTCCTTGTCCACCGGCTGGTAGCCCATCGCTTTCGACATCTCGTAGGCCATCGCCGCCGGGTCCTGCCCGCGTTGCACCCACTGCAGAGCCAGGTTCCTGGCGTCGGTGCCGGCAATGCCGCGCGCCTCGTCTGGATCCCAGCCGGCTGCGGTGAGCTCCTTGGTGCGCCGGGTCACCGCATAGGTCAGCGCCTCCTGGTAGTCAGGATGCTCCTCGCGGAACTGCGCCTCGCTGGCAGTCACCCGGTGCACGAACTGCTGTACCGCCTGCTGCTGGTGCGCCTGTTGCGCATACTGCTGCTGTGCCGCCCACTGCGCCTGGTCGCGCTGGTACTGCTGCTGGCGCATGGCCTGCACCTCGGCCGCGGCCTGCTCCGACTTGCGCGCGACATAGGCCAGCGGGTCGACGTTCTTGTCCGGCTCCGGCTCGGCAAACTGCGCCGCCAACACCTGCTGCATGCGCTGTTGCGCGATCTGCCACTCCTGGTCGCGCTGGGCCTGGATCTGCATGAACTGCTGCAGCTGCGCATCCTTGGCCCTGGCCTCCGCGTCCAACTGCCTTCGCTCCGCTCGTAAGCGGGTGACCGCCCCGATCAATACTTTCGGGTCATCATGCTGCTTTTCCCCGCTCTCGCGGTCATCTTCCTGCGTTACCACCCCCGAGGTCGCGGCCTCGGTCTTCGGTGCTTCCGGTGAAGTCGCCTTCACCTCCTCTGGGCTCGGCGGGTTGGTCGCCGCCACGGTGTCACTGAACATATTGCCTCCTTACGCTCACTGCACGGTCGGCGCCAGGGGCGCGGCCTGCATGCGCTGCACCTCGTGCGCCGACTTCATCATCTCCACGCCCTGCTTCTGCTGCTCGCCCTGCACTTTCAAGACCTGCAGCTCCATCGCCATGCGGTGCTCTTCGGCCTTCCACTGCGCCTGCTGCTGGGCCATCTGCAGGTCCATTTTCTTCAGCTCGAGCTCCATCTGCTTCATCTGCGCCGCGGTCTGCTGCGCCGCGTGCTCGGCTTGTAGCTCGAGCTGCTTCAATTGGATGTCGGCGCCGGCCTTGGTCTGCGCCACCTGCGCCTTGGCCTGCTCGGCCTGGGCCACCGCCTGCGCCATCTGCACTTGCGGGTCGCCCTGCTGCGACTTGGCCTGCTTGGCCGCGGCAATTTGCTTCTTCCAGCTCTCCGCCAGCCCGGCCGGCAACGGCGCATAGTCGAGCGCCTCCTCGGGGACTGGCCCACCGGCCTGCATCACCATCGGGGCGATCTTCATCAGCGCCAGGAAGGTCTTTTCCTTCATATCGCGCGCGGTCGGGGCGACGTCGACTACCACGTCGTACTCGAGCACCCCGCGCTGGAGCAGCAACGGCTCGTAGCGCTCACCGAGTGGACCGGCCACCCGCACCAGCCGCCCGTCGGCCATGTACTCGATCAGAAAATGCGCCAACAGCCGGCCCTGGGCCTTGCGGTAGTGCCTGAGCGCATCAAACAAGGTCGCGACGTTGCCCATGCCGGCATTGGTGCGCGCCTCTTCGACTATGCCGGGCTGCATTTTATCGGCCAGCCCGACCATTTCGAGGGGCACCCCGCTGGCATCGCGAATGGAGCTCACCGAGAAGGTCAGCAGCTCGTCGATCGACTTCGGGTACTGCGGGATGGGCTTAGGCTGGATCTTGGCGCCCGACAAAGCGCCGGCGTTGACCAGCGTAACGCCATCGGTTTTGGCCCAGTCCTGCTCCAGCTTGCGGATGTCGTTGACCGCGCCCTCTTCGATCAGAATACCGCCCTTGGCGTTGGTATTGATCATGTGCAACAACTGGCTGAGCATCTTGTTGGCGTAGCGCTGGGGGTCCTCCATCACTGCCACGGCGCCGTAGAACGTGCCTTTGAGGTGATCGCGGTAGCCGGTGATCGCCTGGTAGATGAATTCGTACTGGCAGGGCGCGTCAGATACCTCGAGCAGCTGTTTGCCGAGCAAAAACGCCTGCTTGTACACCGCTTTTGTGCGCCGGCGGCCCTTCAGCGGCGGTAGGCCCATCTGCAGCGTGCGCTCCTGCGCGAGCTGGTAGTCCTCTTCGCTCATCTCCAGGTCGGGCGGCTTTTTCGGCCGCGGCGGGGGCGGCGGCATCGGCGGCATTCCCGGCGGCGGACCCATTCCCGGCGGACCGCCGGCCGCATTCGGCTGCATTGGCGGACGCATTACGGCAGGACCCGGCGGCATAGCAGGACCCGCGCCTGGCGGGCCTGGTGGCGGCATTGCGGGGGGCATTCCAGGCGGTCCTGGAGGACGCATTCCCGCCGCATTCGGCGGCTGCATTCCCGGCGGTGGGCCCATGCCTGGTGGCGGCCCTCCCAGCGGCGGCCCCATTGGGTTAGGTTGCCCCATCGGCGGGCCCGCCGGCATGCCACCGGCTGCGCCCGGGGGCATAGGCGGTCTCGGCATCCCAGGCGGCCCATTCGGCGGGGGCATGCCTCCCCCAAGTTGGGGGATAGGGGGAGGCATCGGGGGAGGAGGCTGCTTCACCATCCATACCGTCACCTTCTCGCGCCAACAATGGTGGATCACGCACCGGGTCCCGTCCGGGGCGTCGTCAGTGGCGGTCTTTTCGTACCACGGCGCGCGGCTGGCGTCGTGCGGGGTCGTGTCCGGCAGCCGCTCCTGGCCGCCAACCAGCTCCGCGTCCGGCCAGCGCCCGAGAATGGCCTCGTCGTCGAGCCAGTCGTCGCACTGCACCCATTGCATGTCACTCAAGTTGCGCTTAACCGCGGCCGGATCGTAATGGAACGCGAACGGGTCGCGCCGCGGCACTTCAACCATCCCTTCCGGGTTGGTCTCGAAGTCCATCTTGGTTTCGGTCCAGCCGTAACCGCAGATAACGGTGTCCCTGAACGCGTCGCTTTCCTCGTCTTCGGCGTCGCATTGGTCCCTGGCCCACTTCGCACCCTCGGTCAGCAGGTCGTTGACGCCGCTGTCGTCGATCGTCCTCGGCTTGTACTGCACTTCCTGGCGGTTGTTACTCTCGGATCCGCAGATGGCGTTGACCATGACCGAAATTCTGTTGAAGCTCACGCACGGCTTGCGCATGTCCTTGTGCGCCGCCTCGTCCTCGGCCGTCCACTGCTTGCCGGCGACCATGTCGTACCAGATCTCAGCCTTCTTGCGCCACTCCGCA